TGTGAATGTGCCAGTGCCTTCTACCAACAAGTCATTGTTGATGTTGGTTTCGCCTGTGTTAGCACCAATATTAAGTGTAGTAGCAGCCAGAAACGCATTGATAGTTGTTGGCTGATTCAATAAACTAAATGTGCTGGTATTGTCTGTGTATATTGCAGTCACACTTGGCAATTTGACAGAACCATTGTTGCTGGTCAATCTTAGTTCACCAGCAGTTGTGCTGATAGTTTGCTCGTCTACTACAGCAATTTGAATATTGCCAAAGTCAGCACCAGTGGCTGTAATGTCACCTGCAAACGTGCCTGTGCCATCCACTACTAAATTATTGTTGATGGTAGTTGTGCCAGAGTCAGCACCAATGTTGACTCCTGTGGCTTGCAGACCCAAATTAACAGTGGTTGCGTTTGTGGGGAAAATGTTGCCAGTTGAAGCAGTTGTTAAAATGTTTCCTGACAGCACATACAGGTCACCACGAACAACTAAATTACCTGAACTATCTGGGATAGGCGTAGCAGCCTCACCATACAGACTTGTTGAGTTGCTTGAACTTGAATTCTGTGTAGTGACTGTGCCGTATAAACTTGAAGAACTTGTCATTGAGCGTGATCCTTATTTGATGTTGTATTGGCGATACTGTCTTGGTTGCCATACTGAAGTCAATCTTGTATGACCCCCTGACCATTTGCCCAGGCTGTTTTGATCTGAAACAATGTTCCACGCATCTTCAAACTTGGCTTGATAAACTGACGCATCAGTGTCGTTGTGACGCTTGATGTAATATTCACGTAGTGTTGCATATACATAACCTTCTGGCCATGTTTGTAGCACTGCGTTGTTTTGAACTGTTAAACCTGTTTGTGTAATACCTGTCACTGTGCCACCATCAGGAATAGTGCCACCTGTTGTGGTTGCTGTAATTGAAGTTGGACTTACAATGCTGGCTACACGAGTGACACCACCTGTGCCAAAACTACCTGTGCCATCTGCGGCATAAATTTCATCACCAACTTCTAAGTCACCCACATTGGTCATACCTGTAATGGTAAACGTCCACGGACCACTACCTGTAATGCTACCAACTGTGCCTGTTGCACTGATAATTTCGTCTGTGATTGGACCAAACAACAAAGGCCATGCTTTGTAGTAATACATGTTGATCATGTCGCCTTGAGCAATGTAAGGTAAGAACTGATACTTGTTAAACACTTCTGAAAACTTACCGCGGATAACTGCTGGCACGTTTACTGGTTGCAAATACAACTGAGCAATCATACTTTGCGTTATGATATCACGATCACCAATACGATCATAAACAATCCAAGGACCTGTTTGACTTGCGCGAATGGCTGTGGTTGAGAATACCAAAGTGCCACTTACTGTGCTGGTATTAGGCAATGATAATGTAAGAATGGTGCCAATACCACCTGCACCATTAATGTTAGAAATTGTTGCACCTAAAGCAATACCAGTGCCACTCACTATCATGTTAACTTGAATTGCTTGTGCAGGAATAGAAGTTAGTGTAATTGTGTATTGTGTGCTTACGCCTGTGGCAGTTGCAGTGGTATTAACTTGCTGACCCTGCTTGAAGAACAAGATTGGTTTGTTCATGTCACCTGGAATAGGAACACGGCCATTGGCATCAGCAATGCCAATGTTTTCTGGGGCATATGGATCACTACGCAGGGCTGGCAATTCAATGTTTCGCATTGACATCTCTGCCATGAAAATACATTGTTTGACTTCTGAATCGTTTGTGCTGCCAGTAAAGTCCTTGATAAAACTTACTAAGGCATCACCTGTTGGAATGTTATACATTTAGTTTCCTTTGAAATATTTCTGTTCACCCTTTTTAGTTGGGTATGGAACCGCAACTGGGATGGGCAATTTACCACCTGGGTAGCACACGTATTCTGGATACTCTGCTTCTACTACTTTGTAGAATTGTGCTTTGAGTGTTCTGTCGTTCTTTAATGCTGACCAAGGAATGCCATTAAAGTATTGATCGCTAATGCGGATACTGATAACAGAAGGTAGTTCCATCCATTTAAATGCCAACTTACCATCATCACCAATGGGTGCAAGTGGATCTGGAATACCAAGTTCAGCCGCATGTCTATAATTCTTAACACGAAGTTTAACTTCATCTGTGTTCATTTGTTCACGCTTGATGTAGAACTTGCCATCTTCACGTCCTGTTGTGACACGGATGTTGTTGCCCTTGTTCCAAGCAGTGCGTGTCCAATCGCCTTTCATGCTACGATACAAGTCATCGTTTTGTAGCAGTTTATCTGCAAGGCCGTTGTGATTTGTAATCATGCCACCGTGATCTTGACGGTAGTAGTCCCAGTTCTTTTCTGGGTCTGTGTTATCTAAGTAGTCTGGGTTATTATCGCTCATAGTGTTATTTAGTTCAATAGAAAAGGGCTCCTAAGAGCCCTTTCATGTTCAACCTAATCTGTTTAAGGATTAAGGTGTGACGTCGCCTGCACCTAAGTTTACACGACTTACCAATGCCGCTGGGCGAGCACCTGGTAAAGAGGCTTGAGCCGCTGTGCCTGCAGTGATGTTGTTTAGAACAGCAACGCCTGCTGGGTTGCGAACAATCAATGTTCCTTCCATGATGAACTGGTCTAAACTTGCGTCAGCGTTTGAGAACACTTCGTTGTTAGGACCAAGATCACGTAAAGAACCCCACTGAACTACATCTTCGTTCAAGAAGTAAATTGCGTTAGCATTTACTTGATCCATGATCCAAGAATCAAAGATTTCGTATGTGTAGTTGAAGTCGCCTTCGTAAGTTTGGATTGTATCACCACGTGCAGAATCAACACGGTTAATGCCACGTGACTGAGGCATGTTATCGCTGATACTTGTGCGGATGCTTGTTGGAGCAACTACAGTGCGAATCTTCGCATTATAACGTTGTTCAGCAACAGTGACCAACTGCTTGTATAACGCTGGGCTGAAATACTGGTTAGTAAATGTGCCAGAGTAGTATTGAGCACCGTTAGCATAAATCTGCAACGCATTGCTTGCTTGAACTGCACTGTCAGTAGATTCGTTGTTGTAGAAAGAATCTAAACCGCTTGTGGTTCCAGAAGTTGTGTTGAAAGATTGTGTGCCAGCGAAAGAACTCAATGAGCCCATACGACGACCAGTTTGACCTGATGGTAAGCCAGATGCTGTGCCTGTTTGGCCAGCATACTTCGTTCCAATTTGGTCATTGCGAACTAATTGTAGTTCAACGTCAAACATCAATTCAATCAATTGCTTGACTTCTTGGTATGCTTGTGGGTCACCACCAGATTGCATAACAGCGCGAGCAGTGCCAGAAGCGGCAATAACTGTGCTGAAAATCTGTGTGTAGTTGCCTAAGTTAAAACGCTGGTTGCTTTCTGCTTGACCAGTGGAAACTGCGGCACCTTCAACTTGTGCTTGAACTGCTGGAGCGCGGTAAATGTCATCTGTCCACAATGGTAGTGTAGAGTTAACTTTACGCTTTTTGCTCATACACATGTTGAGCACTGGGGTGTCATCTTTGACACGGTTAGAGACGTCTAAGTCTAAGTCTTTAACAACGATATCTGAGCCGTATGCTGTAGTTCCGTTGCCAATCTGACTGGTTGTAATTTCTGCCATGATTATTTTTCCTTTAAATCAATTATTATCTACCACCTCTGCCCGCTCGCAATCTTTGCAACTGGGCTACTAAGAGGTTGTCTGCGGCTTTTTTATCACCGCTTTTGGCTTGTTCACGAAGTTTGCTAATATCACTGTCACCACTGCCTCGTTGGTTGCTTGAACCTTTACGACCAGTTAGTGCTGCCATACTTGCACCTGCTGATTTAGTGCTGGGCTTATCCCTGTAGCGTAATCCATCACGGACTAAACTTAACAAGTTCTCATCACTTGAGATCAAGTCAATATTTGGGATACCAGGAAGTATCTCGTTCTTAGCACTGGGCCACAACTTAGTTAACTTGTCGCGAAGTTCATTAAAGACAAATTCATTTTTCAATTCTTTGTCCGTAAATGCCTTACGACCGTTGTCCAAGTATTGTTGCACTTGCTGAGTTCTCACTTGTCTAAACTCATCAATGGCAGGTTTCAATTTGCCAATTTGCTTTTGTTGTTGACGAATGTATTGCTCATTCTGTGCCATACTGGCCTGGATCCTTGCAACTTGTGCTGGATCCCGCGTCTGCGCCAATTGTTGTTCAAAAGTAGTTTGATAAGATTGCGTTTTAAGTATCTCATCATAGGCCTTTTGCAACTTAGGCTGAACGGTAAATTCCATGGCTAATGCCAAGCCTTCTTGTCTTGAACGAACATCACTGATGTATTCATCAAATTCTGCTCTTTCAACTTTCAGTTGGCGTGCTTCTTCGTGTATTGCGCTTCCTTGACCTAAAATGGCTGCGGCTTTCTTAGCATCAACAATAACTTCTTTTCCATTTTTCATGAACTTGAATTTTGCATTTGGATTACTATCCGCAAATTCAACGAAGTCAATTAGTTCTTCTGCTGTAGAATCATTACTATCAGTGCTTACAGTTTCCTGGGCATCTGCTTCTTGATTGTCGCTGGCATATTCAGTGTCGCTGGAATCAGCAACTTCAGCATCAGCATTTACGCTGGGTGCTTCAGGGCTTAAAGATGCTGCCGCATCATCTTGACCTGTTGCAGTTTGTTCAGTAGGGCGAATTTGATTACGCAATGTTTCATTTTTCATTGCGGTCATCTTGGCGGCTATTGAGTCTAAACTTGGAACTGCGCTTTGTTCAGTGCCCGTGCTCTGTGGAGCATTAGGGGTGATCGTTGTTTCCATTAAATTTTCCTTTTGTTATGGGTCTTTGCAGATTACCATCACGTTTATTTAGTATCGCGTTATGGCTGAGAGTCTGTGTTCTCAGATCTAACTAATACATTCTTTTTGTAAACAGCACTTTTCAGTGTGTTCACGAAACTGTCAATGCCACTGAGTTGATTGGCCAATGCAATACGTTCTGCATTTGCTTCTTCAGTGTGCGTTCTAATATTTGCCATAGCATCATTTACTTCAAACTTGAAGTGATGTATGAACATGGCAAGATCTCTGTTTTTCATCAATGCTTCAGCAAGACTGCCATATTGTTTAACAGCATCTCTTTGGCTTGGTGTTAATTTTTTAGGATTGCTGGTATCTATTGTTAATCTTTTATTATATGCGTCAACTGCTTCTTCTGATATCATAATGCTAATTCCTTTGCTTTTCCTTTACGACCATACGGGTTGTTTATTTTTCCTAACAATGTTGGTTTAGGTTTACCTAAATGAGCATCAGTGACATTTTCACTATGCGTTATTTTATAAACATTGTCTGGGTGGTAAGGTCCTGTGTCTCCTTTACGAGCCATGCATAATTTGCCTGGACCCTTACCACGATTGATAATATCATTACCCCACCATTCTATCCAGGTGTCATAAGTGAACTGCCAATCAATACCTCTACATTTAGCCGTAGTTTTTTGACTATGGTACTTTCTATTCAAATTCATTTCTATTCCTTTTCTAAATTTTAACTATAAACTTTTGGATCACCAGCAGCCATACTCATAAAGTCTAACTGACTTTCAGCATCTTGACCAGCAACTTCCATTTCAATCTGCTTGGCCTTGATGTCATTCAAGTTGGCAGTTGATAGTTTAACTTTGTCTTCTGGACTTGGTTCTTTGCTTTGTGCGGCTTCTTGTGCTTGACTAATCATTTTAACGATTTCTTCATCACTTGGTAGATATGTATCACAGTCTTTTACACCCAGCACATATAATGTGTCAGCGAATGGACGCTTGATCTTCTTATACATTTCAGGAGTCAATGTGCCTGCGCCAACCATTTGTTGAACTGTTTGATACAACTCGCCTTGACACTTCTGAATAATTTGCAAGCGATTCAATGCGTTTTCTTCGCTTAACATACCCAGTGCTAATTCCAAGTGAACTTGTTTACGTTCAATGAAGTTCATTTCATCCCACATAGTGTAGTCCATGAACTCTGTCTTCTTGTCTGGGTGGCAACTACCAGCCAACTTCTTAACGCCGTAGTCATCACCATACTGGATCAGTGTGCGCCAGATTAAGTATAGGGCTTCTTTAAGACCTTCAGCACTATTACGAACTGTGTTGTCTTGAATGATTTGGTTAGGACCCATTGCCAACTGTAGTTTAACACCTGAGTTGCCTGCGGCCATAACTTCTGGATTGAATGTATCGCTGGGCTGTGTCATACCAACCATTTTCATAACATCATTGTTGATACGATTCATAGCAGTTTCTAAGAACGCTAAGTTGCCACCTGGAGGAGGCATTTGGTAAATGTCTTTGGCTGGATCAAACTTTGAGTCCAGAATAAAGATTGCTGATTCACCGTCTTGAATCATTTCAAAGTCAACGCGGTCTGGCTTGACACCAATACGTGGAGTTGCTGTCAGCAAGCCCAATTGAATTTCTGCACGAGCCGCTGATGTGTTGTATTCCTGCATAGGGATAACTGATTCAGCAATACTCATACCATAGAAGTTGCCAGGTAGTGGACGAGGGCACATGTTGGCAACAGGAATAAATTCTACTTCACGAGCACTGATAATGTATGAGCCTGAGTAAATCAATTCAATTAGTTCTAACTCACCATCACCATCAATGTCATACTTGTTCCATACAGTCACGATACTTACTTGACGTGAGTCTGGATCTGCTGAGGCTGCTGAACTAACTGGAATACCCATAACTGGCACTGAGTCACGAGCGTGAATGGCCAAGTTGTTTAGCACTGAACCTGCTTGATAAGCACCGTTCATGTTGTATTCAGCAAACTCACGGAAGTTATCTAAGTCGCCTTGAATACCAGGATACAAGTCAGCGGCTTCTTGAATCGTCATTGGATCATAGAAGCCACAGAATGGCTGGTTCTTCATTTCAGGAACTGTAGGATCACAAATCCAGTAGTGCTGTGCAATAGGGTGGAATTGAATGTTTACGTTGTAGCCAGTTAGTTTATACTTGGCTGTATAACTGGTGTTGCGACGAATAGCATCTTGTAGGATTGCTTCTTGTGTGTCTTTCTCACCTGTTTGAATTTCTTGTTCTTCTGCACTGATGCTTTCTGGATCTAAGTCTTCTGGTGCTTGACGCATTTGTTCTACCATGCGGTCCATTAAGCCTTCACCAAACGCAGACTGTTGTTGTCCCAGCAACTGTTGCACTTCAGCCATAACTCGTTGCATGTCAACATTGATTTGACGTTTGCTTTGACGAACTGCTGTAAGACCTGCTTCAGCGGCTTGTTGTTCAAATGCTTTTAACTGATCGTTTGTGCCTTGTGTTTCAACATAACGTGTTGTTTGTTCACGAATTGGCTTGATCATCATCATGCCGTTTTTGTGCATGTTAGCATCCATAACCCAACGCTCTAAGATAAAGTGCGGGTCATTCATTTGGTTTACAACCTTAGAGACCATTTCACTTGCTTGACGTGCGGCATCTTCATCTGACTCATCTTCTGCTACGAATTCAAAGTTGATTTCACCATTGGGCATAAGTCCCTTGGCAATAACTGCTGTGGCATAATCAACTGTGGGTTTAACTGTGGGGTGAATATAGTCAATGCCGTTAACAGGTGCTGTTGAGTCTGTGACCGCCAAGCACAAGTAGTGATAGTCACTGGCGCGGTTAACTGCGTTCTTTGTGCCAAGATAACGCAAGTAGGACGCCATCTTAACGTCCATTTGATTCTTCATGCGGACAAACGTAGCATTTTGCTTTTTGTTCTGATTTATGTCCTGCACTGGGATATGTTTAATATCAAGCATTGTAATAGAGTCCCTTTACTGATATGTTATTTAGTGTCAATGAAACTCACCTGGGAGAATGATACGTGGCTGGTTTTCTTGTTCTTCTACACGCCGCACATAGTCTTTGGCCACTTGTAAGTCACAGGCTTGACAATGCTGACTCTCAGTTTCATCATCAAACTCGTAAATTGTATGTGGGATATCATTAACTGACATGGCTAATTCAAATACTTTAGCATGTTTCTCACACATGACCACAGGTGGATGTTCCCCCACTGTTGTTAAAAAGCGTCCTGTCTTTTCCATATTATGCTCCTGGATTCATTGTTTTCTTCCAAGCAGGCAAGTTGGCCTCGTCTCTTGGTTTGTAATACTTGTCTCTTGCCGCAGCCATTCGTTGTTGCGGTGTTCTATTGTCCCAGGGTTCAGCAATGTTTTGCAATACTGCAAGCAGTGCATAACGTGCTGAGTCAATGGTGTCATCTGGATCACTGAAGCGTCCACGTTCGTCTACAAAGTAGTTTTGAGCGTCACTTAGGAATTGTGTGCAGTTTTCATTGACCATTAGCGATCCAACTTCCAGCATCTGACGCATTTGGTTGATACCATAACTCTTGTGGTTAGTGATACGCCCTTCTTGATCAGGTGGATTCATGATTGCTTTGTGATAAACGTTTAGTTCATAACTTTCAAACAATTCACGAATACTACTACTACTCATAGTGTATCTGCCAGGAGTATTTGCGTCAGCAGGTAGCACAATAGGAGTGCCAAACACTTCAGGACGAAGCAGATGATTGATATACTGGCTGGGGACTGCTTCTTCAATACCCTGCACAATAATTTGTTTGTGTAGATACGCAACTCGTTCATAAGGTTCCCAATACATTAAACTGATAACTGTTTTGTCATTTACAAGACCCAAGTCCAATGCAATGACTCGTTGTATGTTTGGTATACGACTAAAGTCAATACTGCCTGTGGTGTATGTGGGCCATTCACGCAATTGGAATACTGCGCCTTTACCCATAACTGGCTTACCAGCAATACGTGCTTCTCGCTCATGTGGCAAGTAATCGCGCTCTAACTGACGGCGTGTGGCCTTCAGTAGGAATGGCATGCCCCAGGGATCATACTCTGGAACGTCATCCCAACTTACGCGAATAAACTCATATCCTTCTTCTTTGTTCCAAAACTTTGATACTAATCCGTTAAGGCCTTTTAGTGGCGTGAATGAACACAGCACTTTGCCTTGTGTGGTAGCAGTTCGTGTCACAATCTCAGAGAAGAAGTCATCTGGTGGCTGTTCGTCAAACACTGCAAGGTTCAATTTGAAACCCTGTAGTTGGCGAACTTCCTGCGTGTAGTTTGCAAAGAGAAGATAACTGTTTGAACCAGAGACATGTTTAATCTCTACACCAATGCAGTTAGCACCATCATTACGCATTGTATCTTGAATGATACAATCACGAGGAACAGCACCAGTGCCAAGATTATCTGCAATCTTAACGTCCTGTGTGCCCAGCAGTTCATTCTGTAATACAAGCGCAACTTGACTCCAACCTTCACCTGCTACCATACAAGTGATTGGTTTGTCAAAGCGATAGCCTTCCCACCATTCTGGATATTGTCCAGTCAAGTGGTAAGCAGTTTCATAGCAAGTGCTAACAGTTTTGCCAATACGGTTGGCGGCCAAGATACCACGACGTTCACTGTTGCCAGTTTTGAAGAAGGTATGTTGATGCTCAAAGGGCCTAAAGTATTTTAGTTGATTATAACGCATGTCATCTGCAACTTCAATTGCCAAGTCCTGTAATTGAAGTTGCAAATTAGAAGGCCAGATATGATATGTCTCTGGCGCCACATGCGCTTTGTCTAAACTATAACGTAAGGCACGAGCCATTAAGGTTTCTGTGCCTATCATACTACCTCTGAAATTCTATTAGTGTAGAAATGAAATGTTCTAAGTCAATGTCATCAAGAGCCAAACGAAAATTGTCTACTTCACGACCGTCTTCAGTTCTACTCAGTGTAATAAACAATTGATCCTGATACCAGGAGCCTTCAATGTTTACTTTGGTGGTGTCATGCTTGGTCAAGTTCATACATGATCCTCAGGTGCAGGAGGATACTCCCTGTTGATTTTGCTTAACACATACAGTGCTTCACTTAGATGTGCAATTTCTTCTGCTGTGCAATTCCATGTTGCAGGATCTGCCAAGTCTGCTGGCTTGCGTGTTAAGATAGCCTGCAAGCGTTCAGCAGTTAAGCGCATACAATGTTCAACTTGACCAGGGAAACGTTTTGTAAATGCTTCCCTGTGTGCCCCATTGACCTTTTGCATGATCAGCGTGTCGCGTGTCATACGCTCTTGCTGTGCTTGATGGATCTGTCCATCACGGGCTTCAGGGGTGATCATTTGTCAAGATCCCAAGGGTTATTGGCAACTGACTCGTTTAGACTTACGAATTCACGATCAATCCAAGTGTCCCAATGGTTGCTTTTGTTAACACGGAATGTCTGCATCATGGCACGTAGTTTACGACCTTGTGGAGTCATTGAACCATCTTCACGAACAATAACTTGTTCACCTGTGCGTGGATCAACCCACTTGATGATCTCTGGACGCTCACGACCATACTTGTCTAACTTGACACCATGCGGACGTTGATCAACAGGACCTACAATTTCATAACTGATTTGACCAGTCTTGTATTTGCGGAAGTATACAGACACTTTCTTGTCTTGCATACGTGCTTCAAAGTCTGGATGTGGGATACTGTTGCTTACGAAGATGTTTTGCATGTGTTCTGCACCAGGCAATGACTGGTCTTTGGCAGGAACTGCTTTGAGATCTTCAACTGGGATTAGTTCAGTGCGATCAATGTAAGGGTTATCACCACCAACATACTTTGGATCAACTTGTTGACCATTAAGCACATCCATTGCAGTTTGATACTTTAACTTGTTGGCACGACCTTTTAAGTTTAACACAATGCCTGTTTCATCAAACACAAAGCGTTCAAGTTCTTTGGCAGTTGGGAAGTCAGTCATTAGACCGTCCATGTCATATTCACCTGCGTTGGCACCAACTGGAGCCGCAGGCTTAACTACTTCTTCAACTTTGGTCTTTTTGCTTTTGTTTGTTTTTTCAGGAGCAACTTGTGCTGAGTCGTCCCATGGGTTGACCTGTTGGTCATTTGAATTTTGCATTTCATTTTCCTTTTCTATGCGATACATGGGGGAGTCTGTCCCCCATGTTTATTTAGTTGCTGTAGTTGTTGACGTCTGTCCCACCAAGACCCATATAACCACCTTCTGGCATTGGGCCAGCGTTGTATCTCTGAACTGATTGTTGTTCTGGAGTTAATTGTGTAGTCATAGGACCTTGAAAGCCACCTTTGCCACCACCTAAGGTGCCTGGGAACAGTTGTTTAATCTGGTTAATAATGTCAGGTGTTATCTGAGGCGCTGGTGGTGTGCCTGGTTGTGGTTGTGTGCCTGGCATACCTGGTTGCATACCACCAACTCGTCCTGGCTGGAATCGTCTTGGATTTGCAACTGGACTACGAACGCCTGCTGGAGGAACCATACCACGTGGCATAAAACGATTGCCTGGTTGTCCTGCTGGGGGCATTACTGCTGGAGCAGGTTGACCACCTGGCATTTCAAATCCTAAATTAGGAGCGCCAATGGGTCTTGCACCACCAATGACAAATTCACCAGGCATACGACTGCCTATGGCATTGCCGCCATAGTCTCTACCCTGTCCACCAGGACCGCTGGTGTTGGGGCCCTGGTAGCCACCTTTGTTTGATGTTGCACCCATGATCTTTACTTCTTATACTTGGCGGGCAACTTACTTCCGTTAGCAGTTGGGTTAGTCTTAGGACCTGTGTTGCTGTGTAGGCCTTCTAATGCTGGATTAGTTTTACCTGCTTGGCCGCGACCACGCATTTCAAGAGCATCAGTCACCATGCTGGCTAACTTAGACTTCTCACTTGAACTTGCGCTTTTCTCTGCCATGAAAGCATTACGCTTACTTGTTGTGCCTGCGTTGCCTGTAGTAGGACCACGCTTTTGATTGATAGGCTTGCTTTGTGGATTTGTTGACATGTTATTTTTCCTTATCCTACGATTACTGGCTGAACATATAAGTCAGCACCACTGACCCAAATATAAATTGGAGCAGTATTGTTTGCACTTGCCACTTGAATGAATTCAGTAGCGCCTGGCAAGATTACTGTTTCAGCACCAGAGGCCAGCAACGGGCCTGTAGTGTCAAATGTAAGACCTGCGGCAGTTGTTGCTGAAGCATTGCTTACTTTAAGCACAGTGATATTTGTGCTGCCAGCAAAGTTTAATGCTACTGTGGGACGACTGATTGTTTCTGCTGAACCTGCAGTGACTTCAACAACTCCATCAACGATTTGATATACTGACATTATAGTTGATTCCCTTTAGTTGGGCCACGTCCTACGTTGATCTTGTCTGCGTTGCCTTTGTAGTTCTGACCTGCTTTAGGATCAAATGCTCTTGTGGCTCCATCACTTACTGCTTGACGCTGTTGTGGCTTGCCAGTAAACATTTCTTTACCACATGCGGGCATTGCTGTGCCACCACCTGTAGGACCACGACCTTTGTTGATCATTGCGTCTGGATTTGTTTTAGTATGCTGGTTGCCTGTATACTTGCTGGTTCCACGGCTGAAGCCAGGACTTGAAGTGCCAGTGGCCGCATTAAAACCTGGGGTTGCTTTTTGGTCTCTTGCTTCGTTCATTTTGTTTTTCCTTTTGATTTCTTTGCCGCGTCTCGTTTTGTGGAGTAGGCAATAGCCACGGCTTGTTTGACAGGTCTACCTGCTTTAACTTCTGTTGCAACATTTTTCTGAAATGCTTTCTTAGATGTTGATTTGCTTAGTGGCATAGAGTTATTTAGTATCTGGGCTTAGGCCCACAAGTTTAGCAAGTGCTTCATGAAATGCCGCTTGCTTGGCTTCAATAGCATCTTTGCTATCTGTAATTTCTGCTTCAATTATGGTAGTAGCAGTCTTGTCCAGAATCATCTTTTCGTAAACAACACGATTGCGTGTGTCACCTGAATTAATTGTTTCAATGTAGCCTTCCATTAAACTAACAACAAAGGGCTTGCCCAACATGCTTTCAGCAGTTTCAATAATCTCTTTGGCAGTTAATCTATTAGTGGTGTTCTTTGGACGACCAGCGCCTGCGCGAGCACCACCATGTGACTTTTCTATGCTTGTATTTTCTATGTTTTCCATAATGTTATTTAGCATCATATAGACAGCAGGCTTAAATACGTTATCTGAAAGGAATTGAAATGAACTATACTTGGATGCCCGCAACGGGCGCAGATGTGCAAGACATCGTAAACATGGCAGAAGCCAACTTCCAGGGTGAGATTGATAACATCTTTACTCCTGAGCCAATAGCATACGCACGCAACGTTATGCTGAGTGTTGTGAGTCAATTTTATCTACCCACTACTGAATTGCTTTATATTGCTCGTGACACAGAGTCAAACAAACTGTTGGCTTACACCTGGGCCAAAAGCAGAGACTATGCTGCCTGGAGTGATGACCAAATGATTGCTATTAGAATGGTGCATCTTGATTTGGATCTAAGCCCAAGACTGCGTGTTAAATTGATTGTTGAAATGATGGATATGTGGGAACAGTTTGCTCATGCGGCTGGAGCACCTATTATCTGTAGTAATACAATGCGACATGATCAAGGCGCATTTCTTAAATTACATAAACGCATGGGCTACGATGTGCGTGGATCCTATGCGTATAAAAGAGTGAGTGCTTAACAAACTCGCCTGCCAATTCGTTGATGCCTGGATTAGAAACAGCCAAAATCATTCCAGTTCTTGATAGCACTCTTGGGCTGTTAACTTAATCTTCTAAAGTAGCACGGTAGAACCAAATGTGCTTTTCTAATGCCAGCACACGATCCTGTGCATAGTTGGCAATTTGGTCTTGACCTTCTTCTGTGGCCACTGTGATAAGTTCACGATGTTCTTTGACCAAGTATTCTAAGTCTTCCATACCTGCTGTAATAAGTTCAACACCAGTGCCTTCAATGGCTCCAGTATCTAAATTGCTTTCATCTAATACTTCTTGAATATCACATGGCATGTATTCTTGTAGGGTGCGTAGTAGTTCGCCAAGTGTGTCAATTTGGCCTTGTAAGTCTTCATAAGTCTTTTGTAGCAACTTGTGATCGCTGGCAAAGTTGCGACCCACAACGTTGGCATGTGCCGCATGGCTGCGAAAGTATGCTACAAAGTTGTCTCTGAATATTTGTGTTAGTGCTTCTGCTGTTGTCATATGTTTACTTACCTACGAAACTGTGGAGGAGCAATCTGCGAGTCATACTGGCCTGGATTGGCTTCATACTGAGCAATTTGATCTGGGGTCCAAGGTGCACCTGTCAATGGATTGATCTCCATACCACGCATACGACCTGTTTGAGGAGTCTTAGGACCCAAGTCAGTTGTTTGCATTGCCAAACTTGCTGGACCTAATACACGACCTGCTACTCTGGCAGCACCACCCAACATCTCACCCATTGCTGGCAAGTTTGAAATACGCTGTGCGGCTGCGGCCTGCACTCTTGATGCTATACTTGGAGTAGGAGCAGGAGGTGAACCTGGTGGGATAACTGGTCTTAGTGGAGCAGTGCCTGTGGGCGCTACTGGAGCAGTAGGAGCAGGGCCACCACCAAAGCCAGGACGCTGTGCCATACGTGCTTCACGTGCGGCATCAACTGCTGTTCTGCCTTCCATGGCACCAACACCACGATTGGCAACATCCATACCTTGTTGTGCAAATTGTCTAACACCAGTTGCGGCTGGACTCAGAACTGCTTTACCAAGTTTGTAGGCTGCAAATGGAACACCAACGCCTGCGGCACCCATACCAACACCCATGGCAGCAGTCATTGTATTTTCATTTGTGCGATCAACATTCTCACTGGGGTTAGTGCCAGTTCTGCCCATTACTTCTTCTGGACTTGGCAACTTAGCAGCCAGGTCCTGGTCTTTATCTTGTTTAGTTTCTACGTGCGGGTTGGCAGCGATGAAGGATTCAATTTCTTCATCGCTATAACCTGCTTGCTTTGCGGCGGCTCTATCAAATGCCATATCGTTTCCTTATTTTACAAAACTATCAATTGGTGGACGCTTCTTGGCATAAGGTTGTCCCTTATATTCAAATGCGGCCTTCTCTGAATTCCATGCAGGCACTGGGAATAACTTGTATCCTGCGGCGGCTGCTAATGGCGTGTTCTTGTGTTCACCAACGTATGCCGCTCTGGCCGCATAAATGTCATCGTATTGCTTGTATAACTTGCCTTCTTCTTTGGTCCATGCTTGGTTAAACTTGGCAATAGTATTGAGTTCAGGGTTCTTGGCAGCAAAATCTGCTTTGGCCTGTGTCAGATCAGTTTGGAACTTGTTCTTACTCAGCAAGTTGAATGTGACATACGCTGGATTGCGTGTGACATCCACTTGATTTGAAGTGTTCATCTTCTGTTCACTATCACTGATAGCACCAACTGGAGCAGTTTCTTTAATAGTTAGAGGACCAAGTTCTTGTTGTAGTCTAACCTGTGTCATCAGTGCATTGTAAACTTTAGGATTACTGCCCTGAATGCCTAAGCCAACCACACGCTTGTTTAGATCTTCAACACTGGAGAACTGTCCAGTCAACATGTCACGGATGATGTTGCCAACTTCACGTCCAGCACTGCCACCACCAGCCATAATGCCAGCAACTTCAGGAACTGCCAACAGGCCATCAGGTCCATCTAACTGTGAACTACGGATACGACTGATCTTGGTAGCATTAGGAACTTTAGAAACAAGTTCTTTATCAACATACTGATTGTAGTCCTTGCGAGCATCAACGCTGACTTGCGATGTGGCTTCTGCTTCACGCTTTTGACGTTCACGTTCAGCCAGGATGCCTGCTTGTGTTGTAGGTGCGGCTGCTGGAACTTGTCCAGGTGCAACTGGTCCACCTGCGGCTGCTTGTGTAGCACCTTGAGTGCCTGCTGGCAATGCTGTAGGAGCAACTGCGGCTGTGGGTGCTCGTGCAGGAGCGGCTTCTGCGGCTGCTGGAGCGGCCGCTTTGCCACCAAAGAAGTCTGGCATTTCTTCACGCAACTGTCTTGCAAAGTTAGTGCCATTCTCTTGGTCAAACTTGGCAGCAATTTCCATACGCTTGGTAGGTTCAACATAGCGCAGTTGTTCCATTAACTTCTGACGCTGACTTGCAAGTTGATTTTCCAATGTGCCAGCAACGCCTGTCTTGTTTAAAACAGCGCCTTCTGCGGCAGTGGCAATACGACCTGTGCCAACTTCTTTGTAAACTGGAGTTTGTCCTGGACGTGTTTCTAATACGAAACTGCCTTTGACTACGCCACTTGGATCTTTGTAAACATCACCTGCTTGATGTGCGCCTTTGATTGCTGATGCACCTGCGGCCACTTTGATTAGATCTCCAGCACCTAACTTGGCACCTGTTTCTGCATTGTAGCCTTCAATAGGTGTGCCATTGATACCAATTTTAACCATGTAAGGTTTACCATCAGCACCCTGGATAACTTTTTCATCGCCCATGCCCAGTTTGGCACTTTCTTCACCTGCAGACTTATCCATGCCCAACATGTTATACATGAATAGTTTTAAGTATGAACCACCTTCAGTTTTCTTACGTAGATATTTGGCCAAGTCTGTTTCACTTGAAGTAGCAACTACTTCTTTGGCTTTGTTCATTTCACGTTCATGTGTGACCAAGTCAGCGGCACGATTGCGACTGCGTTCTTTAATCCAAGCAGGCACTGTAGGATCATCACTACTGCCCAATTGCATTAATTGTAGCGGATCATTTTGTGCAGTCTGATAAGCATTAATGGCAGGAGCACTGGTAGCAACACCTGTTGGCTGCATACCAGGAACTTTAAGACCAGGTGCGCCTGTGCCAGTGGCAAGACTATACTGATCAGCACGACCAGGAGCAACTGGTGCCACAGGTTGTTGTGCTTGTCTGCGTTCAAAGTCAGCAACTTGGTTGTTGATTACTTCATCTGGAATTGCTCCTGGAGCAACTGGTGCAACTGCGGCTGGCGCTGGACGTGCTACAGGAGCAGGTTGTGCTTGTTGTTGTGCTTGACCACCAAATACTTTTTGTAGGTAGTTCTTAGTTTCATTAGGCAAGTAATCTTTGTAATCACCACCTTGTTGTTCAGCACGACGAATTGCTTTTTGCACAGCACCTGGGCCTGCATTGTAAGCAGCCGTTGCTTTTTCTTCGTCACCACCAAAAGCATTTAACATGCCTTGTTTGTAGCGTTCACCAAAAGCACGATTGCCTTCTGGTGTGCGTAATTCTTCTTCAGTGATAGGTTCAATGCCATAACCAGGCTGACGTGCAGTGGCAGGCATGATCTGAGCAACGCCTAACGCACCCTTTGGACTGGTCATAATTTGGCCAGTGCGTGGGTCTATGTGCTGTCCACCAGACTCTGCTTGAATTTGTCTTTCAAACACTGAGGAAGGAGCAACTGGTGCTACTGGTGCTTGACGTTGTCGTTCAACTGCTTGATCAACACCACCAAATTCATCTGTTTGTCCTTGAAAGCCTTCTGGAGCAACTGGACCTGGACGACCTGGAGCACGAGCATCCGCAGGAACTTCTGCCACATTGGTAATAGTTTTACTACCATTGGCATAAGTCGTGACTTCTTGCTTGTGAACTGCCAAGTTATCACGTTCTTTGGCAATGCGTTCTGCTTCTTTACGCTGACGCTCTTCTTCTTCTTTGCGTTTGCGATCTTCTTCTTCGCGTAAAGCAATTGCTTCCGCTTCTTGATCCACACTGTAGCCAGTGTAGTTGCCCATTGGGTCTTGTTCTTGGTAAGCCATTGGTTAACCTCCTGCGCCCATACTTGGGAAGCCCATCTTAAATCCAAAGTTTGAGCCTTTGGTATCAGTTTGACTACCATAAGGTCCAACTTGTGTATAACTTGCTTGAGGAGTTCCAAATGCCAGGGTGCCATACTTGTTAAACAAGTCTTGTGGTGCGCCTGCGGCATTTAGTCTTGCGGCATAAGCGTTCATGCTTTGTCCTAAACCACCTTGGCCTAATCTTGCTAACTCTTGTGCGGCTGCGGCTCTCTGATTAGCAACTTGATTACTAACACCAGCGGCTGTTTGTGCCATTAAGGCTTGGTTAGCACCAGCGGCCTGACGACCAGCAAGTGCTTGACGTGCGCTGCCTAATCCACCAGCACTGCCAAACTGTGCTTGCTGGTTAGCAATGTTCTGCATGTATTGACTTTGTGCTGGAGCCAGGGCTGCTTGAACTTGTTGTTGTTCATAGTTCTTACCAAACAAGTTTTGTAGTCCACTAACACCTGTGCGTAGTGCGCTTTCACCTGTTTCCCCTAAAGCCATACCTGCTTGGCCAGCAGTGCGTCCATAGTCTTGCGCGGCTTTTTCATAACCTGGCGCCATCTTGTTGTATAGTTCAGTGCCTCTACCCAAGACATCTTGATACGTAGGCTGAACTGTCTTGGTAAAGAAGTCTGTCTGCGATTTAATGTATTGTTTTTGTTCGTCACTGAGTGTTGGAACCATTGTTGAACTTCCGCTACTCTTGCCTCCAAATAAACTTCCCATGTTCGTTTCCTTTTAATGTGATATTTAGTCGTTTAGAATCTACGTCTTGGAACGACTGGGCCTGATACTTGATATCCTGGCTGGTTATAACCATATGGGTCGTATGGATTAAAGCCACCGCCATAGTATTGTAAAATTTCTTCTGCTGACGGAGCACGAGCGGCTTCTTGTATGCCCCAACCTTGTGAACCAGCGCCAGGAATGTTCTGACTCAATGCTGGATTGTATGTGCTGCCATACTGTGTAGGCTGTGTGCCCCAATAGAACTTGCTTTGTGCAGGATCAGTTGTCTGATAGTAAGCACTGACTGGAATCTCACCAGCATTCATAACATTGGATAAACGTAAGCCAGACGCAGGTCCTGGAACATATGGTCCTGCAGGTGGAACTACTGGCCCTGTGACTGGTGGTTGGGTGCCGCCTGTGTCGCCACCGCCGCTATCTCCGCCGCCATCACCACCGCCTGTGTCTGCACCTGTGTCCCCTGTATCCCCTGTATCATCGCCAGTATCATCACCTGTGTCATCGCCTGTGTCATCGCCTGTGTCATCACCTGTGTCATCACCTGTGTCATCGCCTGTGTCATCGCCTGTGTCATCACCTGTGTCATCACCTGTATCATCTCCTGTATCATCACCAGTATCATCACCAGTATCATCACCA